GGCGCGGCATGGGGCGATTCGGGTTGGCTTGTCGGCGCGGGATGGGGTTGGACAGTGTCGGCTGGAGTTGGACAGTCGGCGGGGGCTGGATCGGGGCGGCACGGTTGGATCTGGCACGTCGGTACGGGTAGGGGCGCTGGGGCGGAAGGGGCGTGGGCGGTCGGTATGGCTCGGTGCGGCATGGCTGGGCCAGTCGGCGTGGCTGGAGGTGGAGCGGCACGGCCTGGGAGGTCAGCTCGGTAAGGTTTGGCTTGATTTAGCCGCCCTGATGCGGCGTAGCGGTGTTACTGGACTCCATGATACTCTGTTCCCCGGTAACCGCAAATAACCATGAGGCAACACCGAGATTTGCAGAGTGACCAACGGTCTGTTACAGTATTACCAAGCTCCTTAAAGGAGGGGACATGACAGCAGCCGGCGACCGCGACTATCTGGGAGAAGTCTCCGAGGAGGTCGCTAAGTACATCGACGGACGCGACAGCGTGATCAGCGCCCAGGCCGCAGACGAGCTGGTTACGCGCTGGGAGGCGGCCGACCCGGATCTGCTGGCCGGCTGGCTCCGGACCCGCTCCCGGCAGATTCTCCGCGACTACATTTACGCGGTGACCCTGTCGCGCGGCGCCCGTCGTCCGCGGGAAGAGCAGCAGGGCCGGTTCGCCAAGTTCGCGGCGGGCTTCGAGAGTGCCCTGGAGGAAGGCGCGGAGAAGGGAAGAGAGTTCTACCGCTACCACAGCGTCACCGAGGGCCCGCTCTTGGTGCGCAAGCCGCTGGCCGACCTGAACGCCAAGCAGGTCGGCGAGGTCCGCGACCGGTACAAGCAGGCTGCCCGGGACAACGCGTTCCTCGCCCGGGTGTACGAAGCGGTCCGCAAGCGGCTCGCCACAGCAGGAGAAGATGCCCGGGTGTGCGATGTGTACTCGCCCGAGCAGCTAGAGAAGATGTTCAACCGAGAAGGAAAGCAGCAGCAGCAATGAGCAACGGAGCATTCGAGAAGTTCGCCAACGACGCCTACCCGTACTGGTACGCGGGCGAGCTGAAGGTCGGCGTTTTGGCCGGCGGCATCCCGCAGGACCCGAACGTCGTCGAGTCGTGGATCAAGACCAAGCTGCGCGACATCCGCAGCGAGGCCGAGATCCAGGACGTCATCGCCACGACCATGGCCGAGCAGGGCCTGTCCGAGGAAGACGCGGTCAAGGAAGCCTCGGTCAAGATGGTCGGGATGAACGGCTTCAAGCGCGACGAGACAGGTCTCTATGTGGAAGGCCGGCAGCTGAAGGCCGCCCTCAAGGAAGCCGTCATGGTCGCCGCCAACGCCGGGAAGCTGGAGACCGGCAAGTGGGGCAAGCCCGACAACGCTTCCTACCGGAAGCAGATCAAGGGCTGGTTTCCCGAACACTTTTTCATCGTGGAGGAGCGTCTCTACATTCGTCACGACGGCGAGCCGGTCAAGGTGCACGACGGCGTGACGCAGAAGTTCGTGCACACCCACCGCGGCGACTCGATCTCCTATGAGCAGTTCGTCCGCGATGCTGAGGTCCGCTTCACGATCAAGTCGGACTACGAGATGAAGGAGAAGGACTGGGCTTCGATCTGGCTCACGGGGCAGATGCAGGGCTTCGGCGCCAGCCGGTCTCAAGAATACGGCCGCTACATCGTGACCAAGTGGGAGCCCATTCCCCCGGTCGCGGACGACGACAGCCACATCCGGTACCAGCCGCCTGAGTCGGCGCGGGTGTAGCCGGTGCGGTACCACCTGCACTGACCAGACCGGGCACGGCGTCGTTGCCGGGCACAGCTGCGGGCACCAGTAACTAGACAAGAGCAGGAACCATGGATGTCAGGACACTGCGGGAGCAGATCGCCGGCCTGCCGGACGATGCCCAGGTTAACGTGATGCTGGGCGACGTGCCGTGGGGGATCGACAGTATCTCCTACGACCCCGCACTCGCCGCGGTACCGGGCACGCGGGGCCGGGTGCAGCAGCCCACCCTGAGCATTAACGTGGATTTCGATCCGGGCTCGATGTAGCCGCAACAAGAGCAAGGGCCGCGTCATCACCACCCTGATGACGCGGCCCTTTTTTGTGTCCTGGCGAGGTACGGGCAGGTCAGGTTCGTCGGCGCGGACAGGTGAGGGACGGCATGGCAAGTCGGCACGGGAAGGGAAGCGCTGGTGTGGGGCGGCTTGTCGGTGAGGCGTGGGACGGGTTGTGGCGGCTTGTCGGCGTGGGAAGGCTAGAGCTGGCATGGCTGGGCCAGTCGGTACGGGAAGGGATGTGCCGGGACGTGTCGGCTTGTCGGTGAGGCACGGAGCGGGGCGTGTTGTGGCGGCTTGTCGGTGAGGTCGGGGTTGGTTCGGGATGGATAGTCGGCGGGGGATGGAGCGAGACGACCTGGGAGGGGAAGTCGGTGAGGTGTGGCCCGGATTGGAGGGGGCAGAGTAGTCGGTTTGGACCGGGGCGGGAGGGGCAGGCCTGGCATGTCGGCGCGGGAGGGGCTGGCCAGGTACGTGGTGGGTCGTCGGCGTGGCATGGCGCGGGGTGGCTGGGCAAGTCGGCGGGGGCTGGATCGGAGCGGCAAGGGCAGGCATGTCGGTGCGGCCTGGGGCGGTTCGGGATGGATAGTCGGCAGGGGACGGGTCAGGTTCGTCGGCGTGAGACGGGTTGGTCTGGGGTGGGCCGTCAAGTCGGCGCGGGTCGGGGGGTGGCGGTTAGGTCCGGGCTGGCCTGGCACGTCGGCGCGGGTCGGGGGGTGGCGGTTAGGTCCGGGCTGGCCTGGCATGTCGGTATGGGGCGGACGGGGACGGGATGGTGCGTCGGCACGGGCCGGGGCGGGGCGGTGTGGCAGGGCCAGGGTTGGCGAGTCAGGTGCGGCGAGGCTCGGGCCGGAACGGGCTGTCGGCATGGGACGGGACGAGACGGCTCGGAGTGGCATGTCGGCGTGGGGTGGAGAGGTTTGCGTAGCCGTCAACTTCAGGCGTCTGTCTCAGTATAGCTAAAGCTGTGCGAGGACTTGCTGGCCGATGTAGCGGCTCATGTACGGCGGGATCGACTCTTTGATGTCCTCGCGGTTTGTCATCCAGTCGATGCCCATCGCTTCTCTAACCGGCTCTTTCCGCTCGTGTCCGCTGACCGACACGTATTTGCCAGGCTCCCAATGCCCGGCTCGCGCGGTGGCAACGGGATGTCCCCAGCCGCAATCCTTGTTTCGTTTCACCGCTTCTAGCTGCACCGGCGCGGTCAGCGTCAGTCCGTTGCTGGCTTCAAACAGCCGGTGCCGGTAGGTCGGCTTACCGAACATCGTCCCGCACAGCGTCATCGGGCTGAGTAGGAAAGCCCTGGCGCCGTTGACGTTCTCGATCGTGAACGGTACGCCTGCGGTGAGCAGTAGCTCGCGCACCCGGGGGATGAAGTCGGGGTAGGAGTCTGCCAGTCCGGGGCGGCACCGGGACATCTGCGAGTAGTGCTGGCACGGCGGGCTGGCGTGGATGAAATCGAACCGCCGGACGAACGACTTGTCGGCCAGGACTTCCAGCGCGTCCGCGCAGATGAACTTCTCCGCGCCCGACTTCAGGTAGTCACGTTCCATGCGGGGGTTGTTGTCCACGCCCCATATCGCGAAGCCGGCGGTCGCGTACCCGCGCGACGCGCCGCCTGCTCCGCAGAAAACGTCCAGCATGGCCCGGGGGGACGCCGACGGAGGCCGTGACTCAAGCCACGCGTTCATGCACGGCCGGCACAGATGGCTGGGCAGCAGCAGTACCGCCCACCGGCGGCAGCCGTAGCAGTAGTGCTCGATGCACTTAGAGTACGCAGGGGAAACGCCGCAGACGAGGGCATGTTCATATCGTAATCCTCCGGCTTGCTCGGGTATGTAACCGTCTGAAATCCCGCGCTATGCTGGACTACGTGGCCTACTCCTCCTGGTTTGTTGCCGCTTTCTGTAGTTCGTGCGCGGAGTGCGACGGGGACATCAAGCCGGATGACACGATCTGCTCCGACGGGGCGGGCGGTTTCCTGTGTGAGGCCTGCGGCGCCGAGGAGGGTTATCACTGTGACTGCTGAGCGTGATCTGTCGCTGGAAGAGTCGGTCCGGAACGACCTGGCCGGGCTGCCGGACAACATGCGCCGCGGCGGGGTGGCCCGGGTGGCGATCATGACGGCGCGGGCGCTCGACGAGGGCGGGATGTCGCCGCGGGATGCCGCCGGGTTCGCCCGCGAGCTGCGCCTTGCCCTGGCACAGCTGCGCGAGATGGCGCCCGGTGAAGCGCGCGGGGACATCACCGACGAAGTGAAGCAGCGGCGCGAGAGGAGGCTGGCCGGTGAGTAATCCGGTCCACCTGACGCCGAAGCACCTGGAGAAGATGTTCGGCTACCTTCAGGACTGCTGCCTGCATTCGCCAGTGTGGACCCCGGTTGACGTCGACCGGGTGCTGTGCTCGGTCTGGGCTCGCTACGGCCCCCCCTGGAATGACAGTAACGTCCCGGGCGAGTACGGCAACTGGAAGGACGGCACCGACAACCAGTCGTACACCGTGGTGCTGCTGAAGGACGGCCGCTTCGGCCTGCTCAGCGAGGACGAGGACTACACGGGCCACGGCTGCCAGTGCGGCGCGGCCACCGGTACCTACGACACCCTGGACGATCTGCTGCGGTTCGGCGTAGACAACGACGGCGCGCGGGAAGCGATCGGGTCGCGGCTGACCGCGCCCTACCGGCTGGCCGTCGTCCCGGAATTCGAGGAGTAATATGCTCCCGCCGGTCCAGGAGTTGACGGATCTTGAAAATAAGATTCGATCGTCAGGATACTAAGGAGAAGGAAATGGGACCTTGGATCATCAGGGGCGCGAGCATCGGCAACGGGCCGGACATGCGGCCGGGCAGTCCGGTGCCCCCGTACCTGCGGGACTCGTCGGTTGTCCTCGCGTCGCTCGGCACGAGCAGCTGGGACCTGACGCTGTGAACCCGCGCAGGTCGAGCTACTGCCACGTCAACGGCGACTGCGTCGAGGTCACCGAGGACGCCGGCGTCGGCGTCGGCGTACGGGACACGAAGCAGGAGAACCAGGCGGGGCGCACCGAGCTGGTGTTCACGCCGCGGGCCTGGCGCACGTTCGTGGAGAAGACGAAGGCCGGGTAATACCCTGTCAGTAGGAGCCAGGCCCCGCCCGGGGAGCGGCTGAGCAACCAGCACCCAGGTAGCCGCAATGACCGCTTCTGATTTCCGTGTCCGTGCCGTCGGAGACATCGTCCTGCCCGACGGCACGGTACAGCGGGGTCCGGGCATCGTCCTGCCCGACGGTTCCGTTCTGGACGGGCCGCTTAACGGCCACCAGCTGCCCCGGCTGTGGACGGCTCCGCCCCGGCACCGCGATAAAGACCCGAACTGCCCCGGCTGCCGTAAGCGCGGCTACGCGTCCGGCTGCGGCAACCACGCGGCTGAGGAACTGATCGACCAGTGGGCGCCGAACTACGGTTACACGCTAGATGCCTGGCAGGACTGGGCGCTCACCGAGATGTGCGGGATCAAGCCGGACGGCCGCTGGTCGGCGTTCGAGGCGGCACTGATCGTAAGCCGCCAGAACGGCAAGAACCAGATCCTGGAAGTGCGCGAGCTGGGCGGGCTGTTCCTGTTCGGCGAAACGATGATCATCCATACCGCGCACGAGTTCAAGGCCGCGGCCGAGCACTTCCGCCGGGTGCGCGACACGATCTCCAGCTTCGACGACCTGAGCCGCCGGGTGAAGCGGGTGATGACCAGCCACGGCGACGAGGCGATCGAGCTGCGGTCGGCGCCGACGCTGATCTTCGGCCCCGGCGGCAAGCGGGTGCGCCGGAACGTCGGCGGCCGGCTGCGGTTCCTCGCCCGGTCGCGCGGTTCCGGCCGGTCGTTCACCGCCGACTGCGTGGTCTACGACGAGTCGATGTTTTTGTCGGACGAGCAGGTGGGCGCGTCGATGCCGACCATGTCCGCCGTCGCCAACCCCCAGATGATCTATACCGCGTCAGCCGGCTATCACGATTCCGTGCAGCTGGCCATGGTCCGGCGCCGGATTCTGAAGCGCGACCCCACGCTGATGGGCGCTGAGTGGAGCGTCAACGCGCACCTGGAGACCTGTCCCCGCGACGAGGTGCTCGGCCGGAAGACCAACAGGTACGTGATCTGCGACCGGCACGACGACCGGGACGATCCGCGGTCGTGGGCTAAGGCCAACCCGGCGTTCGGCACCCGGATTTCCTACGAGCACGTAGAAAAAGAATTCCGTTCCATGTCGATGATCGCGTTCGACCGGGAGCGGCTGGGGATCGGAGACTGGCCGGAGGAGGAAGAGTCCTGGTCGGTCATCACCGAGGCGGCCTGGGAGAAGTGCGCGATGCCGGACCCGGGCGGTGCGGTGCGGCCGTGTGCTTTTGCCGTGGACATCGATCCGCTGATGAAGATCACGACCATCAGCGCAGCCTGGCAGCGGCCTGAGCCAGACGGCGGGTACAAGACGGTCCTGGAGATCCCCCGGGGCTGCTCGAAGGAAGGAACCGGCTGGGTGATCCCGCGCCTGGTGGAGCTGCGCCGGGAGTGGCGTCCCATCGGCATCTGCTTTCCGAAGAACGGACCTGCGGCCGGACTGGCTGACCAGGCAGAGAACGCCGGCCTGGAGGTCGTGCGGGCAACGAGCGGGGACGAGGCCGAGGCGTTCTCGCAGATGATCAGCGCGGTCAAGAACCGGCAGGTGCTGCATCTGGGCAAGGAAAAGGCGCCAGCGCTGTGGTCGGCCATCGCTTCGGCGGAAACCCGTCAGGTGGGTGACGGAGGTCAGGCCTGGTCACGCCGTGATTCAGAAAGTGATATCTCCCCGATCGTGGCAGCGACCCTGGCGGCGTGGGCTCTTGGGAAAAAGCGTCGCAACTACGACCCGCGCCGGTCAATCGGTTAGTCTGGTACAGACGCCTGAAGTTGACGGCTAATCAAACCGCGCCGACCCGCCATACCCTTCCTGCACCGTCCGGACCTCACCTAGCCGACCTTCCGGCCCATTCCGCTCCGCCCCTTCCCCGGCCCTAGCCGACTACCCCACCCGTGCCTCGCCAGCCCTTCCCTGGCCTCACCAGCCCTTCCCCGGCCATGCCGACTTCCCATGGCGTCCCGTGCCTCGCCTGCCCGCGCCGACAGTCCACACCGCACCGCCCCAGTCCTGACCTCCTCGACGAGCCGAGCCCACACCGGCCAGCCCCCGACGACAATCCGTGCCACACCTTCCCGGCCCGATCCCGCTCGTACCAGCCCGCCCCTTCCCCGGCCTGCCCGACGACCCGTGCCAAACCGATCCTGGCCGCGCCGACGTACCTCGCCTCGCCTGGCCGACCCAGCCCTCGCCGACATACCCGCCCATCGCTGCCCCGGCCCCGCCTGCCCTTCCCAAGCCGACGTACCCGCCCAAGCCCCGCCGAGCCTTTCCCCCGACTGGCCACGTCGATCCGTCCCTTTCCGCTCCGACCAGCCAACCCACGCCATCCCGGGCCAGACCCTCCCGCGCCGACTGGCCACCCCAGCCCTTGCCGCTCCGGTCCTACCCTTGCCGACGATCCGCGCCCTATGCTGTGCCTATGACCGCCATCACCGAACGCATCCCGGTCGAGCAGCTCGTCACCGACGCCCGCCAGGTGCAGCCGTCGCACGTTCTGCTTGTGTTGTTCCTTGGCTTCTTCTGGGCGATCGGCTGGACGGCCGGGCACCTGTGGCTCGGCGCCGTGCTGTGCGCGGTTTCGGTGCGCCGCGGGTGGCGGGACGGCACCGGATACGTCCCTCAGCAGCTGCCGGGACGGCCATAGTCCCGCTGAGTCTGTTTTAGTATTCGCTTTACCGCTGCTATGTGCGAAACAGCCTGCATGCGCGTACGCTACGAGTGAGTAGCGTTGTGCCCGCGGCCACTGGTAGGAGCCGGGCTCCGTTCTGAGCGGAGGGCTTCGGCACCCGGTGGGTCTGACTGAGCGTATCCAGGCACGTGGATACCTCCTTCCTGTCGCATGGGAGGAGGTGGTTTAGGCTATGGGTTTTCTCGAACGCATTCAGGCTGACAGGCACGTTGAGCAGCGCGTTATCGGAGGGGTGCCCTGGCGATTAAAATCGTCCCTGGGACAGTCCTTACTGGAAGTTCAGTCAGGGCGGACCGATCCACCCGACGCGCGCTTTCTACGGCGAGGACAAGGCTCTCGGCCTGCCCGCCCTGTACTCCTGCGCCCGGCTGCTGGCTGAGTCTCTCGCGTCGCTCCCGCTGAAGATCTACACCCGCGCCCCCGGCGGCAACGGGCTCGCCGTCCGCTACACCGGTCCGTCCATCTTCGACCGGCCGAGTACCAGCTGCAATCTCTTCGACTGGCTCTACCAGTGCATGACCGCGCTGATCCTGCACGGCAACGCCTGGGGCTTCATTACCAGCCGGGACGGCTACGGGTACCCCACCGGCATCGACTGGATTCCGCCGCACATGGTGGAAGTCATGGACGACCCGCAGCAGCCGTGGAACCCGCTGCGCACCCGGGTTTACGTCTACGGCCGCCAGATCGAGAACTGGCGCACTGAGCTGTTCCACATCCGGGCCTTTACCCTCCCCGGCCGCACCGAGGGCATTTCCCCGCTGCGCGCCTTCGCGATGACGGTGCTGTCCGGGATGGAAGCCCAGCGGTACGGCGTCGACTGGTTCTCAGCGGGCGGATTTCCCCCGGGCACGTTCCAGAACAACGAAATAGAAATCGACCAGACAGCCGCCGCCGAGATCCGTGAGTCGCTGACCACGTCAATCCGCAACAGGCAGCCGCTGGTCTACGGCAGGGACTGGAAGTACGAGCCGGTCGTCGTGCCGCCCGCCGAGGCGCAGTTCATCGAGACGATGCAGATGAACGCCACCATGCTGGCCGCGATCTACGGGCTGCCCCCGGACCGGGTCGGCGGCAAGCGCGGCGACTCGCTGACGTATAACTGCGTGACCACCGACACCGAGATCCTGACGACCCGGGGCTGGCTGGCGTACGACCAGGTACGCGAGGGCGACACGGCGCTCACGCTGAACCATGAAACTGGCGTGGCCGAGTGGCAGCCGGTGACGTCGGTGCACATCTTCGAGGACGGCCCGTACCCGGTCATCGAGTTTACGAACAGCAGCCACTCGTCGGCCAGTACGCCCGACCACCGGTGGCCAGTCATCACGCAGGGCGGCCGGCGGTGGCAGCACACCGGAAGCCTGACGTCTGACGCCCGGGTCACGATGGCTGCCCCGGTCGCCGCCCCGGCCCAGCCGAAGTGGTCGGACGCCCTCACCGAGCTGGTGGCATGGTTCTGGACCGAGGGCTGGCATAACGAGTACGGCAGCGTTGTGCTCACGCAGTCTGACGCGGTGAACCCGCAGAACGTGGCCCGGATCAGGAACGCGCTGACCGAGGTGTTCGGGCCGGCCGGGGAGCTGCAGGTCCGTTCGGTGCCGTCGTGGCGCGAGGACCGGGACAAGCGCGGCCACGTACATTTCCGGCTGAACGCCAGGGCCGGGCGCCAGCTCCTGGAGCACGCGCCGGGCAAGGTCGTCTCGGCGGAGTTCCTCAGCCAGCTCACCCGCGCACAGCTGGAGCTGTTCTACCAGACGTCGATCGACGCTGACGGAACGCGCAGGCCGGACGGCAAGGGCGAGGTCATCGCCCAGCGGGACCGGGCACGCGTCGAGGCCTTCCAGGTTGCGGCGGCGCTGACCGGGCGGGCCGGGGTGATCCGCGAGAACGTCGCCGGGATGCACGTGCTGTGCCTGCGCACCAAGCCGTACGCCAAGCCGCGGAACCACTCGGCCGGGATGGCCGGTACGGCGCCTGCGGTGTGGTGCGTGCAGACCCCGAACAAGAGCTGGTTCGCGCGGCGCAACGGCACCTGCTACTTCACCGGAAACACGGTCGAGCAGTCCACCCTCCAGGTGATCGAGGCGCTGCGCCCGTGGCTGGTCCGCCTGGAGACGGCGTTTTTCGATATTCTCCCGGCCAACCGCTACGTCCGGTTCAATCCTGACGCGATGCTGAAGACCGACTTGAAGACGCGCACCGACATCTACAACGTGCAGCGCAACATGGGCATGCTCACCATCGACGAGATCAGGGACAAGGAAGACATGGAGCCCTACCCGGACTCCGCCGGGGACGAGAAGATCCCGCTGGAGGTCATGGTGGCCATGTCCCGGTCGATCCGCGCCATCCCGAACTCCATGCTGAAGGGCATCACGCTGGAGGTGGACCTGATCACCGACCGGCTGGAGAAGCTGGAGGCGCAGGGCCTCACCACGCCCGACACCGGCACGGGAATCGTCAACCCCGACCAGTTCCTCGGCCAGCAGATCGGCTCGGTCCGGTCCGACGCGGAGATAGACGCGGCTACCCGGCGCGTCGTCGGCCTGCTGAAGAGCGGCGGCCTGGACGGCATTGACACAGACGACCTGCTCGCGATGGCGCTGGAACGCAAGCGGCAGCGCGAGCAGGAAGCCGGGCCGCAGTTCATCGGTCCGTGGATTCCGACAGATGAAGACCTGGCCCGGCTCTCCGCGGCAGGCGGCAACGGGAACGGCAAGCACCACTGATGCCGTCGAAAGGAAACAGAAATGGCTGAACTCAGCGCTTCGGCGGCTAACGACCTGCCGGACTCCAGTTTTGCATTCATCGAGCCCGGGGGTGTCAAGGACC